TATAGAAAAAGATTATGTCATCATAAACAATTCAGGTGGAACAGCTATTATATCTTCTGGAGGTTCAACAACCGTTACTGTTAAAACAGGTTCTAAAAACTATGTTATTGTAAATCCAGCTACAACTTCAGTTATTGCTGCAGTTGGTCCAGCAGGTTCTGATGCAGAAATACAGTTTAATAATTCTGGCGCTTTTGGTAGTATTACTAATACTACTGCGGGCTTTATACTAACCTCAAATGGAACTACTTCTACGCCATCTTTTCAAGTGAATAACGGAATTACGGCTGGAAAATCTATTGCATTAACATTAGTTTTCGGATAATAATTAACAAGGAGATAAAATATGGCAAATCCAAATATAGTATCAGTAAACTCGATATTCGGTAATACCACAGGTATTGCATTAACTACAACTCTTACAACAGTATTACTTGCTAACGCAGCAGCATCAGGAAAAGTTTTTAAAATAGAATCTATCATGGTTGCAAACGTAGACGGAACAAACGCTGCAGATGTAACTATTGATTGGAATACAAATGCCGGCGGAACGGGAACTTCTATTGCACTTGCTGCAACTATTTCTGTACCAGCTGATGCAACTTTATCTTTAATAGATAAAACAAATTCTTTTTATCTAATGGAAAATCAATCAATCATCGGTGGCGCAAGCGCTAACTCTGATCTTGAAGTGATTATTGCATACGAAGACATAAGTTAACCGGGAGATTTTTGCTATGGCAAAAGAAAACGGTGGAATAATCGGAAAACTTAATACCCAAACACAAACGGTAGCATCAGGAGTATTTGCTGATGAAGATAGATATAATTTTATAATTAGTAGAGAAGCTTACGCAGTAGATTTTTTAGTAATTGCAGGCGGCGGCGGTGGAGGAGAAGGTGCTGGTCGTGATGGAGTTGGAGGTGGTGGAGCTGGAGGTTATAGAACTTCTTATCAAGGTCCTTCGGGTGCTAGTACAGCTTCTGAACAAACTTTAAAATTTACTCCAAACATAGCTTACACAATTACAGTTGGAGGTGGAGGACCAGCAGTTACTAACGGAACAGATTCATCACTTTCAGGAACAGGTATAACAACAATAACATCTACTGGTGGTGGTAAAGGTGGTGGTGGAACATCACAAGGTCCAGCAGCATCAGGTGGATCGGGCGGAGGTGGTAGTGGTTCAATAGATCCAGCCGCTGGAGCTGGCACAGCTAATCAAGGTAGGGCTGGAGGAGACGGTGGAAATGGTAGTAATAGAGGTGGAGGAGGTGGTGGTGGTACTAGCACAGTTGGTACTAATCCTGGCGCAAACTCTGCTGGCGGTGCTGGTGGAAATGGAACTAGTTCTTTAATTACAGCAAGTGCAGGACCTTCAGTTGCGAGAGCTGGAGGAGGTGGAGGAGGTTTTTCTGGTAACGTATCTGCTTCAGGCGGATCTGGCGGAACAGGTGGTGGTGGAGATGGCGCTGGAAACACTGGTTCTCCAACAGTTTCTACTGCTGGAACTGTAAATACTGGTAGTGGGGGTGGGGGTGATAGAGGTGGTGGAAAAGCTGGAGGAAAAGGTGTTGTTATATTAAGAATGGCAACTACTAGTTACACAAGAAATGTAACAGGTTCTCCAACAGTTACAACAGATGGAACAGATACTATTTTAACATTTAACGATTCAGGAAGTTACACAGCATAATGGCTTATTTTGCAAAATTAAATTTAGAAAATATAGTAGAAAAAGTAATCTCAATTAATAATTCTGTAATTACAGATAATAATGGAATTGAACAAGAACAACTTGGTGTAGATTTTATAAATCAATTATATAAAACTAATGATATTTGGAAAAAAACTTCATATAATACTATTAAGGGAAAATATTTTAATTTTGATAATACTTTAGGAGATCAATCAAAAGCATTTAGAAAAAATTATGCGGGTATTGGTTACACTTATGATGCAAATAGAGATGCATTTATTCCACCTAAACCTTTCAATAGTTGGACATTAAATGAAATTACTTGTCACTGGGAAGCACCTGTGATTAGACCAGAATTGACACAAGAACAAAAAGATAACAATCAATATTATTCTTGGAACGAACAAATTTTAAATTGGGAGTTAAATAATGGCTAAACGTAATGGTAGTATAATTGGTAAAATAAATACTCCAACATTTCAAGGTGCTGGAGGAGTGTCAAAATTAGAAGATCAGTTTAATGCAAAAAGTGTTAATAATAACTGGCCTGGTAATATTTTAGTAGATTTTTTAGTAATTGCAGGCGGTGGAGGTGGTGGTGGAATTGGTAACGCAGGAGGTGCTTCTGGTGGTGGTGGAGCTGGAGGTTATAGAACTTCAAGTGGAACTTCTGGTGGAAATTCACCTGCTGAATCTAAAATAAATCTTTCTCCAGGAATAAATTATACAGTAACTGTAGGAGGTGGAGGAGCTGGAATAGCATCTACTCCTGCTAGTCCAAATGGTGCCGGAAGAGGAAATCCAGGAAGTAATTCAGTGATAGGTAGTTTAACCTCATTAGGTGGTGGGGGTGGCGGTAATACTGTGGCCGCAATAGCAGATTCAAACGGTGCATCTGGAGGATCAGGTGGTGGAGGAGGTTGGAACGCACCTGGTTGTGGAGGAGTTGCAGCTACTAATCAAGGTTTTGTTGGAGGTATAGCAAATGGTCCTGATTTAAACAGAGCAGCTGGTGGAGGTGGTGGAGCTGGCGGTGCTGGAGCAAACGGAGCAAATCCTACAACAGGAGGAAATGGTGGTGCTGGTTTAGCTAATACTTTAACAGGACCTTCTACAACAAGAGGTGGTGGAGGCGGCGGAGGATCTCAAACAGGAACTGCCGGTTCGGGAGGATCGGGTGGTGGAGGTGCTGGAGCAAACAATAATTCTTTTGGAACATCAGGAACAGTTAATACTGGCGGTGGAGGTGGTGGTGGAGGAACAAATGCTAATCCTCAAACTGGAGGAGGTGGTAATGGTGGTTCTGGAATAGTTATTATAAAATATCCAGATTCATTTACAATTTCAAATCCAGGTGGAGGTTTAACATCTTCAACTCCGGCTGCAGCGGGTGGATTTAAAGTTACAACAATTACTGCTGGAACAGGAAATATACAACTAAATTAATATTATGGCACATTATGCATTTTTAGATCAAAACAACATAGTAACAGAAGTTATTGTTGGTAAAAACGAAGGCGAAGAAGGTATTAATTGGGAAGAGCATTATGGCAATTTTCGTGGACAAACTTGTAAAAGAACTTCTTACAATACAAATGCAGGGATTCATCGGTCGGGAGGAACTCCTTTTAGAAAAAATTACGCAGCAATAGGCGATACATATGATTCACAACGTGATGCATTTATTCCACCTAAACCTTTTAATAGTTGGGTATTAAATGAAGATACTTGTTTATGGAATGCTCCTATTCCAGTGCCTACAGGAACATTAGAAGAAAATCAATATTATTCTTGGAATGAATCTATTCTTAATTGGGAAATTAAAAATATATAATATTCAACAGTAAGTCTTGACTTATTTGTCTATTAATTTTATAATATAAAATTATAAAATTATAAAAATGTTAATTGAGAAAGAAAATACATTTAAAATAGAAAAAGATTGTTTATTTTTAATAGGAAAATTAAATTTAAATACTAACTATTTTATTAATAAAATTAATCAAGGAGTTCATCAATCCAATAATAATAATTATAAAACTAATGTTGTAGGTTTAATGACTAGTTGGGATTATTTTTGTGAAGATGAAAAATTTTTAAAAACACTATTTCCTATTTTTGATAAATTAGATAACTACTCTTTTATTAAAAATTATTATTTAGACACTGCTTGGGGAATTATAGAAAAATTTGGTGGAAGAACTAAAAGTCATAATCATATTCCTTCTATTTTTTCAGGAGTTATATATTTAAACGATCACCCTCAAGAATTAATTTTTCCAAGTATAAATGAAAAAGTAAAACCGGAAAAAGGAAAATTTGTTTTATTTTCAAGTGATTTAATTCATTTAGCAAAAAGAAATATTTCACACAAAGATAAATATGCAATATCTTTTAATTTAATTCAAAAACCAGATTATTAGAAATGAATAATTTGATTAATAATTATTTAATAATTGATAATTTATTAAATAAAAATGAATCTAACATAGTTGAAAAAAACATGTATAATTCTTCTTTCCCTTGGTTTTTATCTGCTGATAGAGATGATAAAAATAATATATACACTTCTCCTTTTAAATTATTAAAAAAATTTAATTCCAACACTAATGTAGTAGATAAAGGACAATTTGTGCATACTTTTTATTATACCGAAAATAAAGTTCTCGTAGAAAATTCATCTTATAAAGACATACCATTAAAAATTTTATCTAATTTAATAAATAAAATTAATAAAAAAAATATAACTATGTTAAGAGCTAAAGCAAATTTAATATTAGAATCTAAATATTACACAAAAAATTCTTATGGAGTTCCTCATATAGATACAGAAGAAGATCATTATGTTCTTATTTATTATGTAAATGATTGTGATGGAGATACAATTTTATTTAATAAGGATAATAGTATATTTAAAAAAATATCACCTAAAAAAGGAAGAGGTTTGTTTTTTAAAGGAAATATTACTCACGCAGGAGGACATCCTGTTGACTCACAAAATAGATGTGTTATTAATTTTAACTTAAATTTTAAAAATGATTGAATCAAATATTAATGGAATATTTCCAACACCTGTCTATATCTCTAAATTAAATAGAACATTAACACCGTTAGAATTAAAGTTTGTAGAAAAATCTAAAAAAAATTTTATTAATAATGAAGGTAATATTACATCTAGTAATAATTATATATTAAATGAAAAACCATTTTTAAATCTTAAAAAAGAATTAGATTTAAGAGTTAAAGATTATTTTGAGAAAGTTATATCTCCTGTTGATACTGTTATACCTTATATTACACAGTCTTGGTTAAACTATACAGAAACAAATCAATATCATCATAAACATTCACATCCTAATTCTTTAGTGTCTGGAGTCTTTTACATAAATTGTCATGAAGAACTGGATAAGATTAAATTTTTTAATGATACTTATAAAACTATAAAACCCGAAATTAAAACTTGGAATTTATATAACTCTGAATCTTGGTGGTTTTCTGTAAAAACTGGAGATGTAATACTATTCCCTTCTTCATTGACTCACATGGTAGAAACCAAAGAAGGAACTAATACTAGAATTAGTTTAGCTTTTAATGTTTTTGTAAAAGGCACAATAGGTATTAATGATAAATTAAATGAATTAATATTATGAGATTTTATTACATAAAGTAAAAAATAAATTTATGAAAAAAAATATAAAAGAACTTAAATTTGAAAATTCATCTTGGGCTTTTGAATTAGACAAAATTGAATTTTACGCATTTTGGAATAACGCATTTTCAAAAGAAGAATGTCAAACAATAATTAATACTGCAAAAAATAAAGGTTTAATTAAAGGAAAAACAAAAGGTGAAGCTGGTGTAAGAGATTCTAAAATATCTTGGTTGTATCCTGTTGATGGTATGGAATGGGTATTTCGTAGAGTAACAGATATTACATTAAATCTAAATGAAAGATTTTTTAAATTTGATTTATTTGGATTAAATGAAGGATTTCAATTTACCAATTACGAAGCACCATCTGGTAAATATGGTAAACATGTTGATAGAGGAATAAATATGGAGGTTAGAAAATTGTCTATATCTATTCAACTTACAAATCCTGAAGAATACGAAGGTGGAGAACTTTATTTATATCAAGGAGACAAAGGTGATTTAATGGATAAAGCACAAGGAACATTAATTATGTTTCCTTCTTATGTATTACATGAAGTTACGCCAGTAATTAAAGGTGAAAGAAATTCTTTAGTAACTTGGGTTACAGGTAAACAATTTAAATAATTAATTATAGATGTTCCAGAATTTCATTAATATGTTAAAAAACGATCTGTAAAGATTGTTCAATTTGAAGATTTGCTTAATAAATTAGAATGGAATATACGTATATCTAAAGTATAAGCTTTCTAGCTTTTATGAAATAACCATGTATAATAGAGTATTATGCCAATAAATAAACTACAATTTAGACCAGGAATCGATAAACAAAATACTCAATACGGAGCAGAAGGTGGTTGGGTTGATTGTGATAACGTGCGTTTTAGGTACGGTGTTCCTGAAAAGATAGGTGGATGGCAACCAGCCGTTGGTACTAATTTAATTGGTGCTGCAAGAGATATTCACACTTATACAGATTTAGCCGGAGACTCATTAGCGATCATCGGTACAGATAGAAAACTATATACTTATTACGATAACAACTTTTATGACATCACACCTCTATCTACAACTATTCCAGCAGTATTTACATTCACATCAGCAACAACCATTGTAAACGTTCTTGCAACATCTAATGGTGCAATTGAAGGAGACTTTGTTACATTCTCAACAGTATCTGGAGTCAGTGTTATAAATATTACAAATGCAGATATGCAACAAGAATTTGAGATTCAAAATATTGTAGATTCTAATAACTTTACAATAGATGTAGCTACAATTGGAACACCAGGAATAGTTACAACATCTGGAACAGCAGCAGGTGCAGCATTTCAAATAAACGTAGGAGAAGACATTACAACTATTGGTAATGGATGGGGAGCCGGTGCATGGGGATTTTCTACTTGGAATACACCAAGACCAACAGGAGTTATTACTGCTAATCCTAGAATCTGGCAAATAGATAACTTTGGTGAAGATATATTAGCTACAATTGTTGGTGGTAGAACTTTTATTTTTGATACCTCTGCATTTATTGGTCCAAGAAATACTAGAGCTACATTGTTAACAAATGCTCCAACACAATCTAATTATATGACAATATCTCCAAGAGATAGACATGTTATATTTTTTGGTACACAAACAACACCAGGAACAAGTTCAACTTATGATCCAATGGCCGTGCTCTTTGGTTCACAAGAATCAACTACGGACTTTATACCGAATGCAACGAATACCGCAGGATTTCAAAGATTATCATCAGGAAATAGAATTGTAACAGCAGTTCCAACAAGAGGAGATATATTAATATTAACTAATACATCAGCTCATTCTATGCAGTTTGTAGGACCACCATTTACATTCTCATTTAAACAAATTGGTACAAACTGCGGAACGTTATCTGCGCATTCTGCTGTAGAAGCGGAGAACGTTGTCTATTGGATGTCCGATGGAGCATTCTATTTATTTGACGGGGTCGTGAAAGAAATTCCATGTTCAGTACAAGATTATGTATTTCAAGATATAAATACAGATGAACACTCTATTATTTATGCTGGAGTTAATTTAGATTTTTCAGAAGTAAATTGGTTTTATGCATCAGGTACTTCTACTGCAATTAATAGAATAGTAACATATAACTATCTTGAAAAATTATGGACAATTGGAACTTTAGCTAGAACAACTTGGGCTTCTAAAGATGTGTTCGCAAATCCATTAGCTACAAAATATATGCCAAATTCTACAACACTTGCACAACCAACAGTTATTGGATTAACAGCTGGTGTATCAACATTGTATGACCAAGAAAAAGGAACGAATGATGACACAGATCCAATCACCGCGTTCATTACTTCGGGAGACGTGGATATTGTAGATGGAGATAATTCAATGTTTATTAAACGATACATTCCAGACCTAAAAAATCAAGAAGGTGCGGTTAATTTTCAATTTTTAGTTAGACAATATCCAGGAGCAACTCAAACAGTTGCATCAAGCACCATTGTAAATTCAACGACAACTAAAGTCGACATGCGCG